TGTTCGATGACCGAGGTCACGGCCGCTGCGTCATCCTCGACGACAACCCATTCGTCAAGGCCGAGGATAGCTGCGGCTACTACGGTAAGGGCAAGTGGCACCCCGGCATCAACCCGGCAGCCAAGTTCAAGCGTTCCGAGGTTGGCTTTGTCAAGCGCGCCGTGCGGTGTGAGAACTGCGCCCACTTCGACGCCAAGCGCAGCATCTGCTACCTGTATGAGACCCTCAACAAGGACCACCCCGACCTGTTCGACCTCGCCACCAAGGTCATGCCGAGAGGTTGCTGCAATGCCCAAGTACCCAAAGTCTGAACAAGATCCCCACGACTGGAGAGAGCAACGCAATGGCAACACCTACATGCGCCTCCGCTGCGTGAAGTGTGGGGCCATCGGCTTCAAGAACACCCACACCGGCATAATCACCACCTTTGCCGATGGGTGCAAGAAATGACCCGGCGCATAATAGTTGGGTTAGACGAGAACCTTGAGAAGATCTTTGCCCTCGTGGACGACGAGGATTACGACAGGTGCATGAGACACATCTGGCGCCTCAACGTCAACAACCTGAACAACGGGTCCCTAGACCCAGGTTCCAAACGCTATGTCGTGACAACGTCCTCAACCAATGGCCTCACGGTCCGCCTGCACCGTTTCATAATGGGCGTGACTGACCCAAAGATACAAGTCCACCACCACGACAATGATCCTCTCAATAACCAGAAAGCAAACCTAGAAGTCCTAACCCAAAAGGAACATTCCCAGTACCACCTAGGGAGGCCCTGGTGAAGATCATCTCCACCAACGAGGCTGATCCCTCAACCTACACCGCAATGGAAAGAGAGTGGGTATACAACGGAATCGACGCATGTATCACAGGAGAAATCCTCGATGTTCTGCTCCCACAGTTGGACGACGATACTGGACCCGTCTACGACTTTTCAAGAGAGCTACAAGGTCCAGTGCTCGAAATGCGGTTGCGTGGCGTTCGAATTGACCATGCGCGCAAATCCGGAGTCATTGACGAATACTTTGATCTACTTGAGCGCCTTGAGCGCCAACTTGAAATCATCGTGCTTGATGGCGTCGGCCTTCCTAGCTTCAACTGGAGATCCAATGACGACAAGCGCCGACTCTTCTACGACGCCCTCGGCATTCCCGTCATTCGGCGACAAGGTCGTCCGACCGTCGACATCGCTGCGCTCGAAAAGATTCAAACCGATTACCTGATAGCTCGTCAAATCTGCTCCCATCTACTGATGATGGGCGAGCTAGTTAAGAAGATCCAAGTCCTCAAGACGGAGGTAGACAAAGATGGCCGTATCCGTACTTCTTATAATATTGCTGGTACTTCTACTGGTCGCTTTAGCAGCAGCTTCTCTGAGTTTGGTACTGGCGGGAATCTCCAGAATGTCGAGGAGTCGCTCCGATCGATCTTCATTGCAGACAAAGGAATGAAGCTTGCCAAGTTCGATGCCAAGTCAGGAGAGTCCTATGTCGTCGGCGCGATCGAGTGGAACCTCTTCCACGATGGACGCTATCTTGACGCATGTCAGTCAGGTGATCCCCATACTGCCACAGCCCGTATATGTTGGCCGACATTACCTTGGACGGGCAATCTCCAGCGAGATCAACAAGTCGCAAAGAGGAAATACTACAGGCATCACTCTTACCGTGACATGTGCAAAAAGCTTGGGCATGGTTCGAATTACGGAGGCCAGCCCAGGACCCTCTCGATCCAGTCCCGGGTCCCAGTCACCATCGTCTCGGAGTTCCAGTCCAAATACTTCCGCGCCTATCCTGCCCACCTTAAATGGCAAGCTCACGTCGAAGAGGAGCTCCGACGGCGTGGCTATCTTGTCAGTCTCACAAAAAGGAAGAGGTGGTTCTTTGGGCGTCGGAGTGACGATAGTACACTACGAGAAGCAATCGCTTTCGATCCACAGGGCTCACTTGCCGACATCGTTAATAAGGGAGCTACTCAAGTATGGAGGGCCAGAGATGCTACCCTCTACATGCACGACCACGACGCCCTCACGGTCCAATATCCAGAGAAGAAAGAAGACGAGATCATACCGAAGATCATAGAGCAACTTAGGGTCCCGGTCGAACTGGCTGATGGTCGGGTCCTTGAGATCCCCTACGACTGCGTAGTCGGGTGGAACAGAGGAGAATACAGCGACGATAACCCGGATGGCCTACGCGATTACGACCCGGGTGACAAAGGGAGAAGACGAACACCGGAGACGCACCTATTGCACAGGAAATGGTAAATGAAAACCAACGGATCTGCGGCCAGGAGATGTGCATCCTGGATAGACGCCTTCGTCCAAGATACGGACAATTTGGAAGCGCCGGAGACCTATCGAATTTGGGCGGCTCTAACCACAATCGGAGCGGTACTGGAGCAGAAGGTTTGGCTCCAGACCTCCAGTGCTATGTATCCCAATCTCTATGTCTTCCTCGTTGGGCACCCGGGTGTGGGGAAGACACGAACGATCAGGGCTGTGCGTACATACGCGGCAGAGGTGGAGAACTTCCACCTTGCCCCAACCTCGGTTACTGCCGCCTCGCTCGTCGATGCCTTGGTCGACTGTAAGCGCGTCATCATAAACAAGAGCGGCCCCGTCGACTACAACACAATGATGTTCACCGCCGACGAGATGGGCGCGTTCATGCATAAGTGGGAAGACGACTTTGTTGCGCTGCTATCAACCTTCTACGATGTTGATCTGTACACCCAGCACCGGCGGGGCAAAGAGATCAGGATCTTAATCAAGCGGCCCCAGCTGTCCCTGCTCTGTGGCACCACCCCAGCCAACCTGCTCAAGTTCATCCCCGAGGGTGCATGGGACCAAGGCTTTACATCCCGATGCCTAATGGTATTCTCCGACGACCGGCTACGCATCGACATCTGGAACGCTCGGCCGGGTGCGATAGATAAAGACCTCGTACACGACCTGCGACTCATCAACAATCTCTATGGCCAGTTCAACGCGACAGCCGACTATCAGAAGCTCGTCGATAGTTGGCGCGACTCCGACTACCACCCGGTCCCCAGCCACCCGAAACTGATCCACTACAACACACGCAGGCTCGCACATCTCTTTAAGCTATCTATGATCTCGTCGGTTGACAAGGGCGACAGCCTGACGCTGACCAAGCATGACTTTGATCGAGCCTACGAATGGCTAACCCAAGCCGAGGCCCTGATGCCGGACGTCTTCAAAGCAGGCGCACCCGGCGCCGACGCAAAGGCAATGGAAGAGATCCAACACTACGTTGCCACAATCGACAAAGGCAAGGGCGTTCCAGAGTACATGATAATGCAATTCGCCAAGGACCGAGTGCCGTTGCACAGCTTGGACCGGCTAATGCGGGCGATGGAAGGATCACGGATGATCGTGCAGGTCGGCACCGATCGTTGGGGCCGGGTCTGGAAAGCCCATTAACGACGGTGGGTCATTATGTGCTGCTTCCACTCTTGGAACGTATGAGTGTGATGCACCCCTTTGCCAACCGTGCGGCCATACCGTGCCCCGGCCAGCACATCCCAAGGACCCTTGGGCCGCTCAAGCCCATGATTGTACCTATATAGATACTCACCCAACGTACCTTCTGACCGATAGGTCAGCCCGGTCATAAAGCCAGTCATGCTAATGGTGTGGTTGATTATCCGCCCGGCATTCTGCGCATTCCACGGCTTGTGCATATCTCGGCTGAGGTCAGTCCACGCCTGCATCGGCGTGCCAAGCAACCCAACCTGCGGATCACGCACATTCACCAGCGATCGAATGGCGTCTCGGCCTAAGATCCACGACGACGACAATCCCAGCCCCAGCATCTTTGCTCCCCACACTCCCCAGCTATCCTTCTCTGCGCCAGTGTACGGCGTGACCAGTTCCTCAACCAGTGCTGGCCAGATGATGTACGAGAAGAACCCTTTCCCTACCTGATAGCCGAGCTTGCCAGCCCGCTTGATCTCACCCTCCGAGATGGCCCGCCCAACCTCTTTGGACTTCCACGCCAGTTCGTATTGCTTCTGCATCATGTGAGAGAAGAAGCCATACAGTGACGAGTACCACTGCATCAACCCGCCGCCGCGCATCACCCTCGGCCGGTTGCTCAGTGCCGATGAACCGTGGGCTCGACGCACCGCCCGATTGGCAGCGAACATCCCATCGGACTCGGCCTCGGCTTGCTCCTTGCCAGCGCTGAGCCCTTCCCTCACCACCCGCTTGTACTCGGCCAGCCACGTCGGCACAGCTGACAACAGATCTCCGACTGCTACCGGCGTTGCGCCAGCCGACTGCATGAACTCCCTAAGCGAGTTGAACACATGCCCAGCCGGTGTCTTTGCCCTCATTCCACCAATGGTAAGCTCGGTACCATGTCCACGGATCAGGTCTTGATAGTTGGTCCTCAGCCGCCGCTGGATCTCCGGCGACGTCATTGCCAACTTCCAACTCTCCCGCCCGGCCGGTAGCTCGCTCACCAATATGGCAAGCTCTCGGGCAAATCTCGCCCCGCCGACTTCATTGATGCTGTTTAGCAGGGCGGTAGTAGTGTGTTTAGCAAGCGTGCCCATGTTGAAACCGGTCAACGTCGAGATGGCATTCTGCCGGAAGAACTCCGAGGCCCGGGTGGCAACCGAGGCGGTGAGATCCATATGGTTGGCGTTGTTTGCTAGGTCCTTAAGGTAGCTCTCCAGCTGATCATACCGAGCCTTGCCAACGTACTCCAGAAACGCTGGCTTCATCCTCGGGTCGTAGAGAATCTTGGCCCACTGGTTCACCGGCTCACGCATAGTGATGTCGTGGATCATCTGCTTGACACGCATTGGGATCATGTCGAGGTTAAGATCCACGAAATCAATGTACCCGGTGCGTCGCTTGGCATAGCCTTGAGGGGTCGTGGCCCTGAAGAAGCCCTCCTCTTGTAGCTCACCCCGCAGCTTCTTGGACTTAAAGGCGCGGCTCGGGTCGTACTTCACCGGGCTGAACCATCCGTCCATCTCGCCCCACGGCGTTGCGACCTTACCGACCTCGACCTTCTCAATGCCGACCTTGGTCTGCCGATACTGCATTGCGTCAGCTTCATCGAACAGCCCATCGAACATCTTGCCAATCTTCTGCGACCGAGCCACATCCTTCTCGGTGATGCCATTGCGTTGGAGCCACGACCACACCTGCTCCTCAGTCACCCCGAAACTCTCCAGCAGCTTAGCCTTACTGCTCTCAGTGCCCATGTACTGTAGAACGCCGAGTGCGTGGCGCTTACGCATCTCCATGAACGCCTCGCCACCCTCACTCCTCGGGTCCCTAAACAGGTCATTCACGATCTTCTTGTTGATGTCAGGGATCTTGCCCAGGCCCTCCAAGACCCGCTTGTACTGCTGCAACATTGCCTCATTCTTGAGCCACCCCTCACTGGCCGCACGAACCAAGGTCTGATTGAATATCCCCTGCGGGTCGTCCAGATCAAGCCGATTAAGGATGGTCTCGGCATTCATATGCGACCACCACACCGCCTGACGGCCTGAGATGGTCTGCTCTGGCAAACGTGCTCCCTTCACCGGCTTGCCGCCAGCCGCTCGTTTGACTGCCGCCTTCATCGCGTCGACGGTCTCGTCGAGCATTGCCTCTCGATCACCAATGTAGAGCTTCTGCTGGGCCCGGCCTACCTCCTCAAGTCCCTTGGCCATCTTCTCAAGTTCACCGAACTGCTCGACGGTCAAGTCCTTCAGCTTTGGGATCCCTTGCAAAGCCCACTCAGGGATCAGATCGGTGATGCCAGTGAAGTCGTAGACCCGAGCAAACTCGCCGAGATTGGGGACATCCGCTTTGGCGAGGTTGTCGGCTATATCCTCGGGCAACCGTGGGACCTTCAAGCCCAACTGATTGTAGATCGAGTGCAGCGTATCCAAGAATGGCTGGTCGATATTCGGATGCTCACGCTTCTTGGCTAGGCGCTTGTACTGCTTATCGAACCGGTCCCGAACCTTCTCCCACTTCTGCGCCACCTCCTTGGCCCGAATGTAGTTATTCTCCCTGAACAGCGCCTGCTTGGTGCCCTCGGTGAAGTCACCCTTGAGATACGCTTCTTCGGCAAGCTTGTTGGCCTTACCAGCCAGTTCGAGATATTCTCTGGAGGTCAGCCCGGCGACCTTCTCCTGAGCGATCAGGTCCCGCATCTGCTTGATCAGGGCTTCCTTTGACAGGGATAGTTGCTGCCCGGCGAGTTCCGCCATCAGCAGCGTATCCTCGTGGATCATGTCCAGTTGGGTCTGGTGGTATAGCCGGTCCCGCACGTCGGTCTCAATGTTCTCCTTGAGCCTGCCGTACCGCTCCTGCATCATCCGGTCGGCCTCGGCGTCGATCAGGGTCTCGACGAACTTATCTGGCCGGAGCCTCGACTTCTCCATCTGCTTTCGGTACTCGATCAGCCGGTTGACCAGCGTATCGCCGTCGGGGTAATCGTAGTGCCCGGCAAGATCATCTGGATGGATGCCGTTCTCCCTGTCGATGTAACCCTCAAGCGCCTTGGCCTGCTCTCGGGTCATGTCAACGTCGTTGAGCTTTCCTCCTCGACGGATGTTCTGATCCATCTGCACTTCGGGCCGAGCCCGCACAGACTCCTCGGCCTCAGAGCGTAGCTCAGTGCGTTTCTCCTTCCACTCTCTAGTCTGTGTGCGCTTGACATCTTGAAGGATCTTCTCTGCCTGAGCCGCCCGATCGGCTGTGCGCTGCCGCTCGATCGCCTTGAGATACAGTTCCCATCTGGCTTGGCTAATGCCCGGCGGTGCGGTCTCAAACGTCCGCTTCTCAGCCATCCGA